GGACAGCTTGCCTTCGGTTGTCATCGAAAGCCGCTCCATCGCGCCCGCCGTTTTTGCGAATACCCCTTGAAGCAAAGCAAGCGCCTCGTTCTGGTCTAGAACCGGCTTCACTCCTTTCTTCTGTGCTGCGGCGAGCGCCTCAAATTGAAGCTTCACCTTGCCGGTCATCAACCCCAGCTCTTGCAACCGCGCTACCGATTCTCCCGCGCTAGTTCCGCTGGTGATCGCGTTGAAAAGTCGCCCGACGTGCAGTCCGACTTCTTGAATCGGCTGGCCCGCAATAGATGCCGCGTCGCCAACCATACGCAATCCCGCGCCGGTCGCCAGCAAGTCGCCGCCTAGCGTTTGAAGTAGCTTGGAAGTCTCGGAAAGATTGGCGACCTCAAACGGTGTTGATGCCGCAAACTTCTTGATTTCTGCCATCCTATCCCCGGCTTTTTCGGCGCTCCCCAGAAGCGTCTCGAATTGCATCGTCAGCGATTCAATCCCCGCCGCCTTGCCGGAAGCGTCCTTGATGAATGAGAGGCCAGCGCCAAGCGCAACCGCTGCCGCTGCCGCACCTGCAAGTGCCGCGCCAAAAACGGGAATTGACCCGCCAAGCTTCGCCATCACGCCGGTCAGCCCGCTCGCCTGGACTTCAATTCCGGCGATGGTCTTTTTGAAGTGGCTGGCATCAGCCTTGATCTTAACCGTGAGCGCCATGGTATTACTCTTGCTTCATGTCAAAGATTGCCCGCGCCCGGTCGCGGAGACTGGCTGGCGGTCCTGCTTGCTCCGTCGCTCCCTTGAGCGTCCGGCACCCTTTCCGGTAAAGCAGCGCGTGGAACAGCTCGGCTTTCTGGTCAGGCGGGAGGTCGAGAATGTAGCCGATGGTCCATCCGTATTCGCTGGCGAAGAGGTCGATTTCAAAGGCTTCATCTTCGGGCGGGTCTCCACGGTCTAAGGCTTTCCCGGCGAGTCGTCCACCGTCACCGATGCCGCCTCGGTTCGCTGGTTGATGCCTGCGATGTATTCCGCCACGGCTTGCAGGTCTTCCGCAGACAGCTCCATGTCAGCCTCTCCGACCGCGAGGTTGAACCGTTCTTCGTTCTCGACGATGGCGAACGCTTCGGCGGGTGGCAGGCTGTAGATCGCGGCGAATGCAACGACGAAAGCCCCGCCTTTTTCGTTCTCGTCTTCCACATTGGAGAGTTGCGCGAGGATTCGAGCAGCTCCGCGTCCGAATGGCCGGAGCTTCCTTTTCTCGCCGCGAATCGTGATCGTCGGCGGTTCAGCTTGGAATGATGTCATTTTGTTAGCGTCGGTAGAGTAGCTTTTCGAGCTGGTTCAGTTGTTCGCCGCTCATGTCCTTGCCGATCAGAGCCGTGCGCCCGCGATGCTTCACGGCGGCAAATTGCGGGCCCTCGCGCTTGATGAAGTCCACCATCCTCTGATGGCAGTCGAAGGCGCACCATAGCGCGTGCAGGAGGGTGTCGGGGTGCTTCGTGCGGGCCGGGTCGATGGATGACCAGACCGCGAAGTCCGCCCCGGCACACTGGTTGAATCGGAAGCGGTATCGCCCATCACGGAACGCGACGCCGGAAATCGGGTGACCAAGCTTGACCATGCACGCCGCCATCTTCGCGTCTTCGGTTTCGAGGAACGGAACGGCAGCGGGCGAGCATTGAAGCGTTCCTTCCTTGTTGCTCCGGGCAATCTCCGCATACCCGAGGAAAGCGGCCTTGATGTTGACCAGCGGGCAAGCGGGATTCGCCTTCGCCCACTCGCGATCATCCCACGCTTTGATCATCTTGGCGGATGAATCACCATTAGGGGAGGATTCGGCAAAGTGCCATGTAATCCGCACGCCCTTGATGCCGTCGCCCGCCATGCTTGTGAGCGTGCGAGCGAGGTCCAGCGGAACGTCGAGAGCGTAAAGAGCGGCAGCGGCTCTCGTGTTCGTGGTCGCGCCACCTTCGCCGGTAATTCCGACAAATCTTGTTTTGGGGATCATCTGGTTGGTGCCTTGTTAGGCGAGAATCGTCGGCGAGTATTTCGCCTTCACCGCAACGCGCCTGAAGTCCTCGGAAGTGCTGGAACGGGTCACGCCGGTCACGACGTAGGTTCCGCCAGTCACGGCTCCGATCAGGTGATCGTCGGGAGCGGTCGCAAGGCTGATGGCGCTGGCGAGGGTGCCAGAGAACGCGGAAGAAGACGGCGCGTAGCCATCGAGGGAAATCTCAATCCGCTCGTTGTAATACGACTCGCCGGTGTCGTCGCCCGTGATGTTCTTCACGGTCTTTGAGTCCTGCGCGTAGTCGTTAGAAACGGAATCGAGAAGGAATCCGGTCTGTTGCGCGGCGATTCCGAAAACGCCGGTCGTGGTGCCAAAGGATGTCGCCATTTGAAATGGCCGCCATGTCAAATCCGGTCAGCTAGTCCGCTGAATCCACGCCTCGGCAGTAAACACTGCCTCAAAAGTAGTGTCCTCCCATCGCGTTGATCCTCCGTCCATTTGGAAAAAGTCGCATTGCACGCCTAGCCCCGCGTTCGTGATCGCGGAGGAAACGGCGATCGTGCCGTTGATAGCCTTTTCGATGGCGTCAGCCCATGTCTTGAGCGTCGCCCTAGTCTCGCCGTCGCCGCTATGCGCCCGCAAGGTGATTTCAACCGGGCACTTCATCACGCCAGGGAGCGCGAGCGAATGCCGCTCGGGGTCGCCAACGTCAACCGCGATGGTCGGGAGGTCGATTTCCGCGATGGCGCGGGCGTCAACTACCGTGATCGAAGCATCCGGCTTGATCGGTTCGAGAATCGCAATCAGCGCGTTGGTAAGTTTGTCGGTGGTCATATCGTTCGCTTGGTTCCGTCGAGAATGTGTCGAATGCGTTTCGTGCCGTTCCGCCGCCCCTGCTCAATCGCCTTGTCAACTTGCGATCCGCTGTGGATCTTCTGGATGTAGTCCACAAGGTTCGTGACGGCTACGGTAGTGCTCATCCCGTCGCGCTTGGTATCGGACGCCCCAAGCTTTGATTTAACGTCCTCCTTGACCCACTTGGCAACGCCAGAAAGGATGCTGGCTGGCTTGCCTTTTTTGTTGGACTGCAATGCTTTGATTTTCTGCGCGGCGGCAAGGTAAGCAGCCTTGGCGATTCCTGCTCGTTTGATGACCTTGCGCTTGTATATTTCCTTGTCCGCAACGCTGATATTTTCGTTTGTCACCCGCTTGCCTCGAAACTTTCTCATGCGAACAGCGCCTCGATTATTCCGTGCGGATTGGTGCGCTGCCTCCATGGAAGATGACGGGTAAACGTCCCGCTTTGATCCTGCCCATGCGTAATCGACTTGTTTGCCGATGGACTCCATGAATTTCTTGCCGACTGCGGAACTGAGCCCGAAAGGCGGGACCGTGTGAGCAAGGCGGCGGCAGGTGGATTGAGCCATCTCGATCACGCCGTCTTCAATCGAGACGCCCATTTTTGTCTCATACTCACGAAGCGCCCGCTTAAACTCGCGGACGCTCGCCTTGTCCATGGATGCTGTAATCATTTGCTCTCGTTCGGGTCGCAAAGGTCAAAGCGGATCGCCACGGACCCGACGCGGACGGCGTAAACGCGGAATGCGACGCCATCCACCGTGCAACGCTTGCCCTTAAGCGCGGCGGGCGTGGTGACATCGGCAGGCTGCGCGGTCGCCATTGCCTGAAGTTCGGGCTCCAGACCGCCTAGTCCGCCGTCGCTATCGCTGCTGTAGTCGTCCCAGACCACGGAGAACGTCTGGCCGTTGCAGACCATCGTCTTCGTCCCCATCAAGGCATCAACCTCGTCATGGGAGTCATTCATGAAGTCGTCAATCAGGCTCATCACTTGGCGGCGGTGTCTAATGAGCGAATCCCATGAAGATCATGATCGCGCACGGGATAGCCCCGATAATCGCCGTGGCTAGGTCCGGGAATCGCCATCCGCACTGGTAAACGCAAATCAACACGATGAGCAGGCAGGTTAGAACCACCACGATCATCGAGAGGTTGGCGAAAATTATGAGTCTCATCCGAAAATCATTCCCTTCACTAACAAGGAAAGGCCGGAGGATTTCTCCCCCGACCTTAGACCATGAATGCAACACCGAGAGATTAGCCGAGGCTGACCATCAGGTGTTCCGGCTTGATGACCTTGACGCCCCATGCGGCGGCAAGCTCATAGCGGACCTGACGATACTGGCGATACATCGAGACTTCGATGTTGAAGCCGGAACGCGGGTCGGTGAGAACCATCACGTCGGTCGCTTCATCTCCACCGCTCGGGCGAGCAGGGAGGCGCGAGGCCAGCAAGATCGCATTGCGGGTGAATGCGATGTTGCGAGTGCTGGTGGCGTTGACCGTGATGGCGAGGTTATCGGCGGCGGCGGCACGGATGCCGGGGGCTCCGATGGTGAAGCTTCCGCCAGATAGCGCGGTGGTCACGACGTATTTGTGCGAGCCGATGGTCACGATGTCACCCGCAAGGATGGTTCCCGATCCGGTGTCCACGGTGACGGTGGTGGCACCGACCGAGAGAGCGCCGTTGAGCAGGTAGCTTGCTCCGGTGCCCGCGGTGACGGGGATGACGGCGGCAGATTCCTTGACCGCGAAACGGTTCAAGTTCAGAAGCTCGCCATCGCGGAGAGTCATCGAGCTTCCTGCTTCGTTCACCTTCGTGAGCTGGGCGAGAGTGCGGAGGGATGCGCCCGCCGTGGTATCGATGATGTAGCTCCGCGAATCCATTGGAGCGCCGTTATCGGTAAGCAGCTTACCGAGTTGCGCGGTGTCGCCGACTGTGGAAGCGAACGGCGTGGTGCCGGACGTTCCATAAGCGCGGGAAGCGCCAAGGTAGGCGGCGGTCCAAAGGTCCGTTTCGACCTGGTTGACGATGGTGCGGATCTTCTGCTCGATCAGGTCGGTGACGATGTTGCCGTATTCGCTCCCAAGTGCGTATTCCTCTTCTCCGGTGAAGAAGAAGTCGGTCATCTTGTAGTTGTCGATGACGATGGACTTGTTGGTCAGCGCGGTGTCGGCCCCTTGCGGCGAAGTCGCGCCGGGGGTGATGTCACTGAGCGATGAAGTCGCGGGAGTCGCCCACGAATAGAGCGTCTGGTTCTTCGCAACTCGGTCGGCGGTAGAGTCCCGGTTGACGGACGGAATGAATCCGACCTGCTCGCGGGAAACAACATCGAAGCCCTTGACGAGCGTCGGGATGAGGTTGGTGAGGGTATTAGCCATGATGGTAGATTAGTGAGATTGGTTACTGTGGATCTTCGGTTGCAGTGCCTCCGGCATTGCGGAACTTCGCCTTTTCCTCATCGGTCATCGCCGCAACTTCCGATGCGGTTTTGATCAGCGGGTTCTTCTCCGCTGCGCGAGGGGCTTCCTTGATTGGTTCGTTGGCCATGGTTTTAGTCGGTGATCTTGACGCCGGAATTGACGGACTCGGCACGGGCGCGAGGGTTGAGCTTTTCAAAGTCGGCGCGGGTCAGAGTTTTCACTTCCTCGCGGTCTTCGATGTCGGCGATTGGCTCGGGATGGCCGGAAGCGGCGAGCTGGCGGGCGGCTTCGTTGGAAACTTTCTCCTTGGTAAGCTCGGCGGCGGCTTCGAGGTCGGGGATCTTGGCGGTTTCGGTTTCGAGTTCCACAATCCGTTCCTTGGCGTTGGTGAGGTCGCCTTGCGCTTCGGAAAGCGATTCGTTGGCGGTCGCCAAGTCGTTCTGCGCGGCAGTCAAGGACTCGTTCGCGGCGCTAAGTTCGGACTCCAGCTCGGAGACGCGGGTTTCAAGTCCGCTGATCTGCTCGCGGGCTTCCTTGTTAGTTAGAAATCCAAGTGCCATATGCTTTCGGGCGGTGTCAAATCGTGCGGGCAATCAACCATTGCCGCGCATCTTCCGTGCTGCCAATTCCGTCAATCAACCCAAGCTCTCCGGCTCGCTCTCCAGAATACCAACCGGCCCGCCAAATTTCCGGGTCCAGCGTCGCGCCTGCCGCTTCCCGTCCGGCGGCGACATGCTCGCGGAACTTCTCACCCGCCGCATTGATGCCTTCTTGAAGGAACGCGAGCTGTGTCTCGTTCGGCTCAAGATGGAACGTCGATTTCAGGTCCGCGCCTTCGGAAACCAGCGCCTTGAATTCAATCCCCTGCTCGCGCCAGAACTCGGAGCAGTCCGCCCATGACATGATGGTGCCGATATTCCCGACCGTGGCGGATTCGCTTGCAATGATGGCGTCGCAACCGGATGAAAGCTTGTAGGCGGCGGAACACGCGAGACCGTGGCAATGCGCGACGGTCGGAAGGGAAAGCTCTGCGATCATCTTGGCGCATTCGACGTTGCCGGAGACCGTGCCGCCCGGCGAATCAACGTGGAATAGGATGCCTTTCGCCCCCTGCTCAATCGCCGCTTCGGTTTCCGAAGTGATCGTCGAGTATCGAGTGCAAAGCCCGAGCTTTTCGTAAATCGCCGGGCATGAATCCACCAGTGCGTTGTGAATCCAGACATGCGCGATGCCGTCCGCGTCCATCACGGCGGCGGGGCGAAGCTCAAAGAAGTCCTCGATCTGGATATTCAGCGCGTTCGCCTTTTCGGGCACGTCGAGAGCGGCGAGCGCGAAAGATTGGATGCTCTCCGGGAGCATCATCCATTGCTTGCCGCGAAGACTCGCGAGCATTCGCAGTTGCGAGATTGTTGGGGTGATCGAAGTCATGATTCTTCCTTGGTTGGTGATTTTTCGGCGGTATCCCCCATGTCGTTTGGCGTGAGCATCGCCATCTCACGGTCTTCAATCTCGATTCCATCCTTGCTCCACCGCTTCGCCGCTTGCTTGCGGAGATACACCTCGCGGGCGCGCGCTTCGTAATGGTCTTCAAGGTTCTTGCCGTGCGCCCCGACAATATCCGCGTGGTTCATCCATCCGGATTTCCACCCGGCTTCCTGCTCCTTGCTGACGCGGCCATCGTCAATCGTGAGCTTGCGCGGCATCGTAAACTCCCACTTCCACCAGTCCGGCGACGGCGGGAGGATTCCAAGCTTGATGGCCTTGGCGACGGCGTATCCGACTTTGCGCGTTGCTCCCTTTTTGAGTAGTTCCTGCCGGTCCTCAACCGCCCGCTCGGCCTTGGCGATTTCGTGGCGCTCGGCCGTGCCTTGGCCGGATGCTTTCCAGACGAGAGAGTAAGGCCAATTTACGCCAGCAAGCGCGGCTCGGATGATCCGGTCATGGAACGATTCCCATTCAGGGCCGGGGCGGAGGTTTTTCAACTGCTCGATGCCCCCGCCGCTATTCGCACGGAAGTATTTCATCATGCCGCCGGAGAAATTCTCCACGGTGACGCCGCTAGTTGGCGCGGTTGTCGTGGTTTGGGTTAGCGCAACTCCAGGGTCGCCAACTTCCGGCGCTCCGATGTCATTCTTCTCGATCAGGCCGATGGCCGACGCCATCATCAGCGCGTGCCGCTCCCATTCGTGACTCTGGAGCATGTCGCGAAGCGAGTTGATCGACGCCGTGAACGCGGGCAGCCCTCGCCCCTGCTCCTGCCAAGACGGGTCGAAATTGTGAATCAGATTCCGATAGGAGACCCACTGCTCCTTGCCGTCCTCGCTCATGACACACGCGGCAACCGGCTGGTTTAAGCCGTTGTATGCGATGCCGTCGCGGATCTTCGCGTTTCGATACGGGCCTTCCTTGATATAGCTGCCGTTTGGTTGTAGCTACAGCCGACACGGTGCGCCGGGATTTGTTGGATTCGCGGATACCCGGTTTTGTCTTCGGTAAGCAGCTCCCACCCCTCGCCATCGCGGTCGATTGCGTTCGATGTCAGGTAAAGCGAGGTTGTGAAGTCGTATTCACTCCCCCGGATGTCGCAAATCTTGAACCACTCGCCAGAAAGCCATTCGGCCGCGGCTTTCCCGAAATCTTCATCCGCTCCCTTGAAGATCGGAAGCCATGCCTTGCCGATGGCATACATGGATTTTTGCTCAATCGCCCCTTTGAGGATTTCCTCGTTCAAGTAGAGCTTCCGCGATGCCGAAAGGATCGTTTTCCGGTCCCACGACGGGACCAAATCGCCGATGTCCTTCATCTCAACCGCCTCATACGGGCGCGATCCAGTGTTGCCCTCTGCCGCCCTTGCGGGTCGGCGGCTGGCGAAAGGTTGCCCGTATTCGTCGAGGATGATGCTGGCCATGGTTAGAATCGAACGTAAGAGCGCGAGGACGGGCGGACTCCCGCCGAAAGGCACGTTGTGGCAATCCTCAGAGCGGCGCGGCGGTCAACTTCCGATAGCCCGACCGTCTTCTGGTAGCTGACTCCGTTCTTGCTCGCGCTGGTGATGTCGCTCGACCCTCCGCGGGTCAAAACCCCAGCCGAAACGGCAGCGTCAAACGCGGCGGAAACCTCCGCAATGCGGCCTGGATTCCCGCAAGCG